TATAACCATCTGGAGCTGGGGGTGCGTCTAATGCAGAAGGTCTTGTCCAACCTTTTTTACGAGCTGTCTTTTCCCTTGTCTCATTAGACCTAAGCGTTTTATTTACCATATTATCTCCAATCTATACATATTTTGCGTATTCTTCAAGGGGAACACCTAATTTTTTCGCTATCGCTACTTGACTAGGAGTTAGCTTCACCTTTTTAGAACCACTTGATTTTGATGTTCGAGATGCTCCAGCAACTGTTTGAGGAGCTTTTTCTCTTACTTCTTTGGTTTCTTCTTTAGCGTCTTGATTAAATTTATGTGGAAATTGATTTCTCATGTATCCATTTATTTCCTCATAGTATTCATCACTTTTAGGATCAAATCCTTCTCTTAAAAGTTTTTTGTGATGAGCTAAAGCAGTAAAAGTCATTGCTTCATCTTTACCAAACCAATCATTGTCTTCTGCCCACTGTTCAGCTCTAGGATCAGGCTGTCTTGGTGCAGTTTGCTGTGGTTGTGTTTTTTCAGCCATTAAACCTTCTTGTTGTTTTAATAACTGTTCTCTTTGTTGTTTAGAAGCAATTGCTCTTTCTTCTTCGATCGCTAATCTTGTCAGAGCTCTTTGAGCTTCTACTTGAGCATTAACGTCGTTGTTATACAAAGCGTCTTGATAAGCTTTTTTAGCTTGTTCAATCTGAGACTTAACTCTTGTCTCGTACTCTGTAATATAGTTTTCATCCAAAGATTTAATCTTACCTTCATACTCTTCATATTTTTTCTTTGCTGTTTCTGCAAATCGAAGAGCTTCTTGTTCTCTTTGTTCAGTTTTCTCTATACGATCTAAAAGTTTTTTAATTCTTCTTTGAACGTTCTTAGAGTATTTATCTAAATTATCATCTTTAGAATCGTCTCCTGAGTCTTCCTCATTAGATTTTTCTACTGGTTGTTCTGTTTCAGATGTGGCTTCTTTTTCTTCAGCCTTATTCTCTTCAGTAGATTTATCTTCTTCTTGAAGCTCAACCTCTTGACCCTCTCCTGTAGTGTCAAGGTCTACCATTTTTTCTTCAGCCATAATTATCTCCTTAGTAGATTGTTAATACGTCTTCAGGTGATTTTAATTTAGCTAAAATTTCATCGTCGTTAAGAATACGAATTTCTCCACCATCAATTTTAACTCTGGATCCAGCATATCTTGCAAAGACTACCCAATCACCTTTTTTACACCATGGTCCGTTGGGAAATTTTTCTTTATCAGCGTAAGCGTCAGAGCCCATACTTAAAATCATACCAACGTTAGTTGTTAGTTGTTGTTCTTCTACAGCTTTATCGGTGAGAAATAATCCACCTTTAGTTTTTTCTGTTCCTCTATAAGGAAGAACAACCATTCTCCATCCTGTTGCTTGAGGTATTCTTTCTAAAGCAGGACCTTTGTCTTCTTCTTTCTTTACTTCTTTTACTTTAGGTTTTTTATTAAAACCTTCTGGTAATATTAGTTTACTCATCGTCTTTCATCACCTTTCCTAAAACTTGTTTATAGTCGATTAAAAACATCTCCATTGCATGAAGCTTTCCTAATGCGTATTTGTAGTCTTCAAAGGAAACAATATTTTTAGAAAGAACATCATCTTTATATTCGTCAATTCTTTTTTGAATCTCCTTTTTTACCAAATAGTCAAAAGACTGTTGCATTATTTTTTAAATTTTTTGATAGCTAAATCAGTTACTTTTAAGCCGAAGCTACTTGCGATAGCAGCCATTAATGCCCAAATGTACCAGTCCGGGAGACTGTCTAAAGTAGTAAAACCTTCTTTTAATTTATCGATCCACTCGTATTTACCAAAGAATATAGCTCCGAAAACTATAAGGAGTGGAATTGAGAGAATGACGGTGAACCATTCATCACGCCAAGAGTTTTGCATATTTTTTTGAGTTTCAATGGCATAGGCAATTTCGCCCTCAGCCATTTTTCTAATATGCGTTTGCTCAGCCTGAGCCATAAGCTTTTTAGTCTCTGTCTTTGTCTTAACAACATCGACTACGCCTTTTAAAACTGTGGGAACTAGATTCCAGAGCATGACCAGTATCCTATCACAAAGAATATAACAGCTATAATAGCGTCACGCTTCTTTATACTAGAAGACCAGCCTTTAATTTTATTTAGAATATCCATTAAAATACTCCTTCAAATTTAAGACCTTTTGATGCTATTCCATAACCACGTTTGTGTTTTTTATCCTCAGGTACAGACTTCACTTCCATGATCTTACCTGGTGGAATAGATTCACCCTGTGAAACAGGGCCCTTTTTTGGAGGTATTGTTTTTGTTAAACGTTTTTTCATTAGTGTAATGTTAGACTATTTTCCTGATTTTTCAAATAACTAATTTGCTGTGCAATATAACTATCTGCTGCTAATTCACCATAAGCATCAATCAATGTTTCACGACTCATTGATAACATCACTTGAGCTAATTCAATTAAATCAACGCCTTGCTCTGATTGTTGTTGAACAAAATCTCTTATTTCATCGATAATCTTTTGAACTCTTTTTTTAGTTACTTCGTCAATCATCTTTAAATGATATTCTGATTTTAGTTTATTTTCCATTTTTCTTTTCTACTTTCTTTATTGTGCCTTTGTTTTTAGAAGCGTAGAATACTTGTTCACCTTTTTTCTTTCCGTAACTTTTCTTCATTGACTTCATAATCTTTTTACCTTTGCTTGTTAATGGCATCTCTTCTCTCCTGATTTAGAGTTTGGGTTGTCATCTTGTCGTACTGAACTTCAGCACGTTTGTCTGCAATATCATAATCTTTTTGTATTCTTGCTTGATCAATAGCAGTTCTTTGTCTAAGTCTCTCTGCATCTAATTGTAATTTCGCTTGATCTACTTGTGCATCCATTTGATCTTTTTGAGCGTCTTGTGCTAGCTCTTGTTGTTTTAATTGTACAACTGGATCAGGTTTACCTTGACCACTTAACTGTCCTGAAAGCTGTTTAATTTCTGCCATGAACTGTGCTTCTAATTTTGCAATAACAGAATCTAATTGATCTTGAGGAACTTGTTGTTGTTGAGCTAAGAACATCGCTTGTTCTTTTGCTTTTAATGAAACATGTTCTAAGACGTGTTTTTGTAACTTCATGGCCATTGGAGGATTACCTAAAATCATTTGATTCGTTCCAAAGATTAAATGATTTTGAATGTGAGCATCGTGATCCTGTCCTTCATAAGCACGCATTAAATTACCATCGAGTAAATCAGAGTGCTCCGTGGCTGGATCTTTAGGAGCATTAGGACTATCTTTTCTTAAAATCTGATCAATATCTTTAACACCCAAAGCTTCATACATTCTTCTGTAAGCTTCTTTGATATTATGAATATCAGGAGCACTTTGTGCTAATTGTAATTCGGTTTGAGCTAAAGTAACTCTTTGAGTTGTCGAGAAAATATTAGGATCAGAAACTGGTAGAACATCAACACGATCACTGAAGTCTTCAGCTTTGACAGTTCGATCTGCGCCTTCAACAGAATAAGGATATGTTTCAGGTAGATAATCAGCAAAGACATCAAATAATAATTTAAATTCTCTCTTCTGAGAATAATGACATCTTTTGTGAATACCTGACATCACTTTTGAGCCCCTCTCTAATAATGCCATGGTTGTTCCAACAGGAGCATTTTGATTCGCATCTCCCACTTGCATATCAGTGATCGCAGCAAATCTCTGACCTGATTGAACAACAAATCCTAATAGGCTGTATAAGGTCTGAGAGGGTTCTTTGTAAGGTAAAGGCATGAGAGCATTTCTTAAATCACCGTTCGGTGCATCAATGTCTCTAAATTCTCCTGGTTGTATCGGTTGATCATCGTCTCTCATTCTAAGTCCACGTGACTTGAATCCTGCTGGTAAGTTCGCTAACGTACCTGCGTCTATTAACTGTCGTAAAATTTTAGTTGCTGTTCTGGATAAAGATCCAATTAAATGAATCAAACCAAAACCGTAGAAACCTAAACCTGGTAAAAACTTGTAATGAACAAAATATCTTTTCTTTAATCTTTTCTCATCATCCTTCTCATAGTTTCTTCGAATGCCCACCACTTTACCTGAGCTATCCTCAATTGTAACAATGTAAGGTATTTTAATTCCTGTGGGTTCACCATCCATGCCTTTGTCTTCAAAACCTTCAAGGTCTAAAGATACATGGAACTCATATAATCGAACAGACTTGTCAATGTAAGAAGGTCGAACACCTTCCATTTCATCATACTTTTTTTGTATTTCAGAAGGATCTGCTTCTGAAGGCATGATATCAATATCTTTATAAAAACCTGAAACTTGTTTTTTTCTAAAATCATTATAACTCATGTTAACAATCTGTGTAATTCTCTCACAAGAATCTAAATCACTTGCCATATAGTTAACGACTAAATCTTCAGCTGGAATAAATTTGGATACTGCTCGATCCATTAATTCATCGTAATAAACTTTTTTAAATGTCGAACCTGCTAAGGGTAAATAAAATAACATCTGATCATACTCTGGAGTGTAGTCTTCCATTTTGTTCATCAACTGATAATTCATAAACTCTTGAACACGTTGTGACTGAGAATATTTTTCAGGAGTCTCTTCTCCCATGATGGCTGTTCTTACAGGACCCCCTGCTGGTAATAATTCTTTAAAAGCAGTTGCTTGAAACTGTGTAGCACTTTCAGCTAACAAAGGATGAGTCACACCACTTGCACCTGAGAAAGGTTTGGTTCTCTCCTCGTATTTTAATCCTAATAAATCTAAACCTTTGATATACGATTCTTCCCAATCTTTTCGAGAAGAACGATCATTTTCTAATTCACTCAATAATTCATCGGACAGTTGATCTAAATCTCTGTCGTCCATCACTTCAGCTAAGTTTGAATAGAATTCTACTTCTTCAGGGATCGCTGACATGGGATCGAAGTCAAGAGTTGCACCTCCCTCTTCGTCCATTTCAATTTCTATTCCTTCAGGAGTCGGTATTTTTTGACCGTCGATCTCGACTTCTGTTTCGGATTTAATAATCTCTAGCTCAGGAGCTCCTGTTTGATAGAGTCCTTTATCAATATTATCTGCCATAATTTAATTTATATCACCTAATCGACCTTTTACAACATGTCTATTTTTGGTATCGATATAAGTCCTCCCCTTCTTTTCTTGTCAATTGGTTTAGTAATAAATCTAGGAGTTTGTACATTAGAAAATTCACTATCTAAGTTAATCATATTTCCTAAAAAGTTATTTATTGTATCTGCACTATCAGAAACGACATATCCTTTAAAATTACCTGAGTCCCAATACTGAGCTACATTGTTAAAATATTTTGTTAATACCTTTTCAAAATCTGAAGAAGAAACCTGTAATTCATCCATTCCTTCTAATACTTCTTTTTGTTTTTGAGTAATGTCTTTTGGATCATAATATTTTAATTTAAACTCATTTTTCTTTGCTTCATTCTCTAACCACTCAGGATCATCTTTTGATGTAAAAAACTTCTCTTCAAACAAAGCAAATCCTGTTGGTTTTAATTTTTCACTAATCAATTTAATTTTATTGTTTCTTCCCTTATCGATAAATTGAAAAGTCATCTTTTCAATAACAGCGTCTAAAGAATTGTCTTCGTAATCATCTGCGTTCCAATAATTCGCTGGAACACCTTCTTCATTCTCGTCTTCAATATCAAACGCATACTTTCCATATTTAGATGCATCTGTCGTAAAAGCTTGTCGAATGTAATCTGTGTTATCAAGTTTTTGTGTTTCAAAAATTTTTTCTGCAATTGGATTTGGATCTAAAACAATTCCTTCAATGTCAGGTCGTAATTCAGCAACTGTATTTATAAAACCACCTTCTGTACCACCAATATCTAAAACGGAAGCATTCTCAGGTAAAGACTTGGCTACTGCATCAGCAGTCGCGATCTGTGCTTCTTTGAAAGTAGGTATGCTCGTAAAGATATGGTTTTCAAAATTACCAATTCTTTTGGTATCAAAAATAGCATTGGTCTGACCAAGATTAGTTATGTTTAATATATTCTCATAAAGAGATTTTGGTTTACCAGTTTTCTGAGTTAAAACTTTAGAAAAGAAATTTCGAAGAGCATCAGAGGCGAGCTTTTCGCCTTCCTCTGTTCTTAGTACATCTGTTCCCTGATCGCTTGGAAGTCTTCCTTGGAGAAGTTCTTGTTCTGCTTTTGAGGTTTCTTCTTGCGTGCCAATAACTGATCCTTCTTTTTCTGTTCCTTGGCGTACTGTAGTAAGGTCTTTTTCATCTCGTTCATTACTATCATCTTTTAATAAATTTAACAAGTCCGTCGGATCTGGTTCTGGAGCTTTGGGTTTCTTGTCGTCCTCGTCTTGAGGTGTTAATTGATTTTCTTTTTCTTTATCTTGTAAATAGCTCACCGCAGGTGAAGCCGTAAAATTTGTAATAAAATTCGCTACATCATCTAAGGATATATTACCTAACGCTAAATCTTTTTGGATCTGGTTTGCTTGTTGCGATCCTACAGTAGCCACGAGCAACGATCCGAGGACCGATGGACTAGCTCTTAAAAGTAGCGATTGTAACATTAATCTCCTTCCACGATCAACGAGCCGCGGGTCATGGCGTCCTTATCGTCGTCAATAATTAGTTTGGTATCATGAGTTATACCATTCTTATCGTAATTCTCTAGAACTTTGATCAACTCATCTTTGGACATGTTTTCGAGAGGCGTGTCGCTTTGAACTTTGTTATCGTAAAATCCAGCCACCTTACCTCTGTTCACCTCAGCAGCCACGGCCGCCGAATAGTGCTTATGTTCTCGTGCTTCTTCTCGAATTTGTTTCAAAGAGGCCAAATGAGATGCAGTGGACACACCATACATTTGATGCAGATCCTGTTTCATCTCATGAATGGCCTCCACAACGAAAGGATTTAAGTGAGGGTTCAGTAAATCAGTAGCAGTTTGACGTGCTCGATTTTTAGAATAGCCCGCGCGTCGCGCAGCTTCGGCAGCGGAACATTCTCCAAGTAAAACTTTGTGAACGTATTCATAAACAAAAATCATTTGTTTCGGTGTCAGTTTCTGTTTTAGTCTCCTGTCATCAGGATTA